CGCTGAATTGCGGCTGATTTACCTTGGGGCCAAACGGTGATGCAAAAATACTGGTGATGCCCTGGACCACTCCGCCTATGAGGTCACCTATCCCGCCAACCACCTTTTCAATGATGTCTCCAAGTCCGCCCATTACAACACCCACTTCCTGTAGTTTTCACTACATTTATTATAACCCAGTTTGTTTAAAAATTTTTCAACCTTGCCGTACTTGGCCCCGTGGGCATAATTAAAATGGATTTCAAGAGCTCCATTTTTCACCGCCCATTCTCTCACGGCGTTGAACAATAACAAGGACGTCCTGCCTTTTCTAAATTGAGGATACACGTAATAGAAACAATCATGCACATAGGTTGAATAATTGTATAAAAATTGTTGCAACGACACGGCACAGCAACCTATGATCTGGCCCTGCTCCTCCAAAACAAATACTTTGAGGGCATCGTTGTTGATGCTGTTGAGATAGCTGATGGCAATTTTCCTAAGGTCCAGGTAATGATGATTTAAATTGCTCTCCTTGTGTTGGATCTTGTTCAGCTCAAGGCATTGTGGCAGATCATTCCTTACAAATTCTCTAACTATCATTTTGCTTCTCCCATACTGTGTCGTGTTGTGTGAAATTATTTTGTATAAAAAAATTGTGTTTGTTGTGCTCATCTAAAAGATAAGCCTCGCCGCAGGTCACTATGTGATGAACGTTTCTTTCAGCACAAAATTCTGTGACTGTGTCCAGTAATATCTGATAGTTCTCCAGAGTCCTGTTGTGTGGATCCAGGTGTAGAAGATATATCAAACATTTTTTGGTCATGCTCCATGGCAGAGAGAAACAATTGATTATTGCGAAACCCATCAATGTATGCCCAACGAACAAGCCAAAAGACTTGAATTCAGCACTGATCAATAGATTCTTGACTTGAAAATTAAAATTTTGTTTGTTGAAATCCGTGCCCACCAAGCCGCGCTCAAACACTGCCTTGTAGGAAAGATCCAACAGGGCATTGATGTCCTTGGGCGTGAGTGTTCGTGCGACCTTCATTTACAATTTACCCCAGCGTATGTCCTTGACAATCTGCGGAGAGAAATCCATGCCCCTGTCATTGGGAAAATAAAGATTTTGTGATGCTGGATTGGTCCTCCTGCCGTTGGTCCTTTCAAAGTCTGCGAACTGGCTGGCACAGGTCAAAACAATGGTAGCAGTGCTTCCTGTCTCTTCTATGCTATAACCAGATATGTAGCCATCAAACATCAGATACACGTCATCTGAAGTGAATGACAGATCATCTTGCAATATGGCACGATAGATGACCACTCGCCTGTTGATGTAATCATTGCTGAGGATTACTGCCACCATGGTGGGATCAACTGCGGTGAAAGTGATTTGCAATGAGCCAACCCTGAGGTCAGAACTTTCTTGAATTTCTCCATAGCCTAAAAATTGATTTTGGGCGATGTAGGTGTTGTCGCCGCTGTCTGGGGCTGAATCTGAATTAAAAAGCAAGTTGACGTTGGTCGTGGTAAAATATAGAGTGGTGGGTAGATGTATTTCTATGAGGTCAGCAACAAAAACACGGTTGGAATCCAGTTTGGTCTGAAGTGCCGCGGTAATATCCCTCGCCATTAGATGTCCTCTCTAACAGAAATTTCATAGTTGAAGGTGTCATCCGCATTGGCGGTGTATCCTTGCTGGTCAGTAGTTAAAAACACTAAGATAGGCACGTTGTTATAACTCACGGTAGTTGTGTTAGTTATCGCGGTTGTGAGGGATGGATAAATTTGTATCACGTCCTCAGTGGAATCTGTCTGGTTGAGGTCAATGTTAGCGGTCAGCATATAGACCTTGTCGTGATTGCTGAACTTTATCAAGTCACCTTTTTTAAGTAGGCCGCTGCCGCCCGTGCTCCTGCAAATGGTCACGCCAGCCTTATAATCATCGCTGATTGTGATGGTGCCTGATGCGGTGCCCCTTGTGCTGCCAATGGTTGGCGGCACCACGGTGAATGAACCAAATTGTCCATCCTGTTGTATGATAAAACTGTAGATATCCATGAAGTCATCTCTGGACAATGCGGGTGATCTCAAAGTGAATGACCAATATTGGCTGCCTGTCCGCACCCTCTTGGTTATGCCGCTGATGGAGGTTGAAGTTTTTGACAATGTGTTGCTCTGCCAATTCAATGTGGTAAAACCTGCTGTGGGGAATGTTCCGCTCATTGTGTTATACTAGACTCCTTTGTCCTGTGTCGTTAAGTGCCCTGTTTATGATATTTACTATCATTCCTTGCCTTGACATTAAAAGATCATCAAAGCCACGAGCATCCACCGTGCTGATGTTGAAGTTGACAGTGGCGTTCTTGCTGCCACCCATCATGCCCTGTGTGTCTTGATTGTTGAACACATAACCATTGCTGTTGGGCACAAATAATTCTGGTCCCTGTTCTCCCACTATGTATGGTGCTCTGCCCTGTGACGCCATGCCTCCTGTTTGCAATCCTGGCAATTCCAATCCACCCGCCTTGACCGCACCACCCTTGGCAAAGAAGAATGAAGCGATGGTCAATGCCGTGTCCAGCCATCCCCCACCTCCACCTCCACCTCCACCACCACCACCTGCCGCTGCCGCTGCCTGTGACAGTGCTATGTTGGTAGAAAGCGATGCATTCAAACTGTTGACTTCATTTTTGGTGCCCCTGACGCTATCAGTGACCATGTCAAAACCTTTTTTGATATAGGGAAATATATAGGCGGTGTAAAATAATCTCAATAGGCTCTCCACGATCATGTTGATGATGGTCTTGCCCAACATCTCGCCAGCTTCTCTGGCTGTCCTAGCTCCCGTGATCACGGCAGTGAATGCAGATATGGCGGCGTTTTCTAGATCTTTGAAACCCTTGATCACCACCTCTTCCGTGACCTTGGCCAAATTATTTCCTTCTGCACTGATTTTCTTGAATGCTTCCAATGCACCATATTCAATCTGTCCATACACACTGTTCAACTTTGCTACCAATTCAGCCTGTAGTTTCAATTGCTGATTGGTCAGGCCCAAGGTGGGCAAGAAATCCATGAAGTCTGAATTGACTTCTTTGATCATAGGTTTCAAGACATCACTGGTTTTCTTTGTCTCCTTGCCAAGGTTGTTCATTTCTGTGGCGGCCGCACTCATCTCATCAGCCAATGGATCCACTGAACCCGTGAAATTATTCATGCCTTTGCCTATGTCTTTGATTGACCGTCTTATGCTGTCAAATACCAGACCAATGCCCGTTAAAATTCTTAAAATACCACCACCTGGAATCACCAATAACAATGCACCAAATGCCAACTCTAATAATGCAACACTCTTGGTGATGCCTTCCACTGCCTTGGTTATACCATTTAGGTTGCCTGCGAAATCAGTGCCTGTGATCTCCAATCCCAGTTTCTTGAAACTATCCATTAGGTTGGCATAGGCGGCGTCAATGCTGTCAGCACCAGCCCTGGCAGCCATCATGGCATCTGAATCTGCGCCAAGATACAATTTGATGGCATCAGCAGAAGCTATGCTGTTGTCCTTGATCTTGTCAGTGAGTTCCTTGCCTAATTTAATGTTGAAAAATTCTGTGATGTCTTTGCTGGCGCTGATGGTTCCTTCTTTGACCTTGGTCAGTTCTCCTGCTGCCTTGGGTAGGTCAATGCCCAGCGATCTTGATAAAGCCGCTGCCTGTTTTAAATTTTGATTGAGTTGTTCTGCGCCACCAACACGCAACAGTTCCTGTGCGGCCTTGGCAGCATCTGCCTGGGCGAATCCAAATTGTTTGGCGAAAGCCGCGGCAGTGTCAAATGCCTGTGCCCCCTTGGCCAATGAACCCGTCAATGCGTTGAGAGCTATCTGTGTTCTTTGTGTCTGGGCGGCGGCCTGTATCAATCCGCCTATGACAGCGGTGCCTCCCAATGCTATGAATGCTCCACGCACCAATCGCAAGGTAGAAGACAGTGAGGCTCCACTCTTCTCAATGGTGTTCAGTTGCCTATTGACCTGTGTAAGTCCTGATAGGCCCCGTACTACGACGTCAATACCTAAAGGGTATGAAGCCATCAGCGTCTCCTAGCTTGGTTTTTTTGCGCCTGCATCGTTTTCGTCCGCTCCTTGTTTTCAGCCTCCATGTAGCCAGCCCACAGAGACAATTCCAGTGTGGTCATCTCCATTATCTCTTTGACAGACTTGTGCAGCCTGTTGGCCAAAGTCATAATGAATCTCAGTTCCGCACTGGCTATTACTCCTTTGCGGCTACCTCAGCAGGTATTTCCAGTTTGGCATTGTTGATGGCAGTGGCGATCTTGATTATCACCGCTGGATCAGCTTCTTGCATCAATCTGATTCTATCTGCGTCCACAAACAATCTCTTGCCTTGGGCATCTCTGCTCTTGATCAAGATTGTCTCAACCAAAGCTTCAACCACTTGTCCCTTACTTGCGTATTCAACAATCTTGGCTTCGTCTTTGAAAGAGTGTGTCTTCCTAAAATAGATGTCAATATTCCATTCCTTACAATGGTATTTTTCCATTTCACCCGCAATGGCAGTCTGCCAATGTTGGCTTATCTTATCCGTTATACTCATTTTATTCTCCTATTTTTTCTATTTTTTATCACTTCCTGTATAGCAGGTGCAGCCACACCTTTGCGTGCCTGTCTGCTGTATCCACTTTCTAACCTTTGGCCATATGGTTGGGGGTTAGATACTCTTGCCGTGTCCTTGGTCACTGTCTTGCTCCAGGTACGCTTGAACTGCCCAGACCTAACTGGACTGCGCCTCTTGACAATGGTCAATAACTCATCAGTCGCTCCACGAATCTCTCCATCCACAGCCAATTTTAAATTATTGACTACCAGAGCTGAATTGAATCGCACCGCGATCATGCTATATGTTGGTTATCGTTAAAGCACCACTGCCCTGGAATGAGCACGTAGCTTCAACCATACCATCAAAATTTGCGGTGATTGCAAAATTTGTGATCACCACATTGCCAGCAAGTTTTTGTCCTGTGGTCTCACCAGATGGGAAAAGTTCTATTGAACCCAATCCTTCTGATCCACCACCGTTGGCAAAACTTACCAAGTTTCTCTGCCCTGCGTCATCGTCTCTAAAGTAAAGATCCATAGATCCAGAATATTGTCTCAGTCCTGGAATATATGATCTCGCTCCTGCTCCCATAACGGTGCTCTCAATTGCTTGGACTTCTTGCTCTACGCTGAAAGTCCTCACGCTAGCCACCGCAACTTCAGTGGAGTCTCCTCCAATGAACTTGATCACACCGTTCTCGCCAGTGTATGCTGTTGTGTTTGTTGCCATTTATTTGGCCTCCTGTTTGTGTGTTCCACCAAGAACACCTTGTTTTATTACATCAGCATGAACTACCATTTTATATGGCAATCTATTCTGATCACTGATTGGCTTGGTGTCACCAATATTTCGCGGTCTCAAGACTGCGGAATTCATTATAAAACACCTTTCTTGTAGGTGTATAGGACATCTACCGTGACAACCACTTCACCCAGCGGGATCTCACGTTCAACAATCTGCACGTTAGATACCCTCGTGGTCACGTTGTGTATGCCCGTGGAGGCCAAGGTCACTGCCCTGCCTCGCTGTGTCTCTAGTATCTCTTCAACCCTCTCAACTATCTCGTTTCTCAGGGTGTCCAGCTCTGGTCCCCTCACGTAGCATCTCAGCACATATTGGGTGGTGCTCCTTCGCAGGTCCATGCTGACGTCTTCCCTGTCCTCATTGGTGGTCACCACCAGTATGGCTGGAAATTGTGTTATGGCCAGCTTGGCCACATCAAAGAACTTCCTTGACACCAAACCAGGTGCTGGGTTGGTCATGTTCTGTAATTGCTGGGTTATGTTTATTGCTATATCTTCTCTGGCTGACATTATCTCTGCAATCGTCTATGATAGTAGGGTTTCTTCTCAGAATCAGTAAATGTGCCTGAACTGTCAAGATCATAATTGACACCAACCTGTAGTATCAAATTGAATTCTTCTTCAAACTTGTTCTTGTAATAGGACATTTTTTCTCTGAAAACATCACCCGCTGGATCAAAGGTAGATAGCTTGGGATATATGTAAAGGGCCAACACATGATACACCGCGGCACGCTCAAATTGACTGGCCTGAAGTTTGCCCTCTTCCAGTTTCACACTTGAGCCACTGAGAACAGATATGTCCAGCTTGCCGTAGCGAGTGGTGGGCCACCATCTGATGTTCAATAGCCTTATGATGTCATCGTATGTTTGTTGATGTAAGTCGCTGAATTCTTGGATTCCAAATTCCTTGATCTGCGGCTCGTACTCTAACAGATTTGAGTCTGTTGCAAATTGTGGCATAAAAGTCCTTCTTTATGTTATTGATCAAGTCCTACTTGATTGCTTTTATTTATTGTATAAACGAGAAAGGCCCAGTTAAGGGCCTCTCTCCTGTCAAATAATAATGTTGAAATTATGATATGACTCTGGTTCCGTTTACAAGACAAGCATAATTCTGTTTTAACACAGCATTACCTCTTGCAGTAGTAGCCACGAATTCTGTGGTTCTAGCTGAAGCGTCTCTTTGGGTTTCCAATCTTATGTTTCTTTTTAAGATGTGACCAAACGCACTTGGTGAAAATACTGCACCTAATGTGTTTGTGGTTGATTCATCAGCAATAACTGAGCTCATGAATATTTTCACATTAAAAAGTTTACCTAAGTAGGCAGATGAACTGATTAAATTATCACCTACAGTAGATATCGCATTGGCAGATGTGTTAAAACCTGCAGTGGACAACGCCTTAGTCAAGTGAAATGCTTGACCTGGGTGTAGCACAGCAAAGTAGTCACCGTCCGCGTCAGTTGGAGCGTTCACTCCTCTTAACTTGTAGACAGCGGCTAACAATGTTGCTGGTGTTAGTGCATCTTGTCCACTACCAACAGAATTGGTAGTGATGTTTCCAGATGTGAAGAGTGAGAAAGCATCAGTGTCAATCTTTTCTGCGATCGCTGATCCTAACATTACTCCCACGTCTGATGCCATAGTTCTAGCAGTTGATTCCGCTAAAAGGTCTGACACGTCCAATCTCGCACCAATTTCAGATGCAGTGATCGTGACTGATGTCACATCCATTGACTCACCATCCAAGTCTTGTGCTTGTGTTGGTGCTGATGCCGTGATTGATGGGTACACAGGCACCTGGACTGTTAATCCTGGTTGTCCAGAGAAGTCATATACTCTAAACACGTTGCCTGCTATTGATTTTTCTTGTGCTGTGAAGATTGCCTCGTTCAAGACATTCGTCAACAACGCTGTATCCAGCGAGGATAAACCTGCTGGGCCTAAAGATGAAGTTGCCATCTTTTACTCCTTATTGTAAAGTTAATTTTGACTTACAATAAACTACTTTTGGAATAGATTCCTACGAAGTTTTTTGTAAACCGCCCTATCCGCTGGATTGTTTAGATCTAACTTGCTGACGTCAACTTCTTTGGCACCTTCAGGTGATGTGTTTGATTTACTGCCGCCACCAGCTGGACCTGCTGTGACAAAATGTGGATTGCTTTTAAGCCATTCGCTTACTAATCCATCTATCGTCATGGGGTCACCAGTTTCAGTGTATTTCACTTGTCCAGATTTTGAATCTATGACCTCAACCTCACCAGCTTCTGACATTCTAACTTGATCCCTAACAAGTCTTGCAACCTGATCTGGATTGATAGCTTTCTTGGTAGATGCGGCATTTATTAATGCTCCATCCACTTTGATTTTAGCCAATTCACTGGATAAAGTTTGGATTTTTAGTTGTGCTTTATCAGCAGTTTCTTTCAAAATCTTTTCAAACTCACCCTTACGTTTTTGTTCCTCAAGTTTTAATTGTTCATCTTTTTGGACCAAAGAACGATATGCCTCAACATCTACACCTTCGTATTTTTTTGCAATCTTAGCTTCAGTTTTTCTTCTAACTTCAGCGGCAATGGCATCCAATTCCGTTTGGGTATAAACTCTGGTTGATTCAGCGACCTGAGATGGATTATTTTTAGAGCCTTCTGTAGTTGCCTCAGTAGCAACGTCTTTAGTGGCTTGCAATGATATATCACTCATCGTGTGTTTCTCCTTTTTAGTTGAACAAGGGCAGGATATACCCTCGTAATGCAGTTATTTATACAGTATTATTTGATTGTAAAGAAATGATTGCTGATGCTCCACAGCACCAGTAAGAGGGATCCAACCACTGTGATCAATTTGATCCACAGCATGATGTTTTCTATGCAGACCCTTTGCTTTTTGCTTCGCATCAATTGCTTTTGCAATAGAATGGATTTCTTAGTGAGTGTGTCTATTCTTTTAAGGAGATTGCGTTCCAAGCGATTCATACCTTATTTACTTTTTTTCTGTGTCCTTGTAGTCGTAGTCGTATTGGCCCACTTCTCGTTCATCAGTGGTCCATTTGGGCTCGTCCTCCACGCTCCAGGTGTGTGTGTTGACCAGCCTGTTGATCACGGGCGGCTTGCTCCAGTCCACTCCCATGTTGCTGTCAAAGAATCTGGTGCGGTTGTTGGGCTGTATGGCATAGTTGCCGTTGGACATCTGTATCACGTGCCCGCATTTGTGTTGGTCTGGCTTGTTGGCATAACCAAAATGTAGCTCATTGAAGTCGCCCTCTGACCAATCCAGGGTGAATAGATAGTTGCCTGTCTGCTTGACCTTGTCGCGTTGTAGATATTCTACCTTGGCACCTGCCAATTGATGGAAAGTTGTCACTGAGATGTTATAACTGAATGAATCCCACAGCATTAGGTCTCCCAGGGGTTGCTCTGGCACGCCCTCTGATTGACAGAACGCACTGATAGGAGCACGCCAGAACACGCCGCCATCCTCAGCCATGAAATGGAACAGTGGCACTTGCTTGGGCACACTCTGCACACCAAACACCACGCACCAAAAATACTTGTCGTGGCTGTCTCGTTGATCTCTGAGATAGTTGCCCCTCACGTAGCATTCTATTAGCGGTATGTTGGCATTAAGATACATTGTGTTTTTTCCTTGGTTGGTTTTGTTTCTGTGGCACGGTTATGATGGGCTTGCCTTGGTTCCTATA